TGAAACTTAAAGAGATGTATGGTAAGAATGAATTTGTATACATCAAGGAATGTTATGGAGAAACAGATGCAGATAAACAAACGTACAGAGAGTCTTCCAAATATGGAAGTACCACAGTTGCCAGTTAGTATGCTACAACACATGGAGCAGATGGGTTTACTACCTGTCTCCCATGAAGATGATGGGGTAAACAATATAGAATTACCTTGGAGAAGTAATACAAATTATTTTAGGAGAGATGTATTGGATGATAATAATGAACCCATTTTTTAGTTATCTCTGGTCTTTGTTTATACTGTGGCCTTTCATTTATATATTTTTAGTACACATAGGTGTGGTATGATAAACGATGATGACGTACATGAGAAGGATGACCCCCACGATGACATTAGTGATAGGCTTGGGGGTCTATATAAAGAGGATACTAACGGCTCTAAGCGTCCTGATAAACGTGATACTAGGAGGACAAAACAATCAGACGTTCAGCGCAAGGAACCACCAGTGGCAGAGAGAGGGAAAGCCTAACGTAGTTTATTTCATTGACATGCTGATGGGCAAAGGTCATTGTGTAGAAGCGTGGGTATATTGGAAAGTGAGGAGAAAATGGTAGACATACCTAAACATACATCTAAGCTATCAGCTATTGTTGAGTACTACCTTAACAGTGATAACTTTCTTAGGCTCAGTGCTAAGTCACAGCGAGACTACGAGATACATTTATCTGCTGTACTGAAGACTAACGTAGAGGGTAGGCTGTTAGGCAACTACACAGTGCGTAGCATCAAGGCTAGACACACTAACCTGGCTTACTCTAAGTGGCTGCAAGCAGGAATACGAACAGCTAATTATCGTAAGGCTGTACTCTCAACGGCATGGAAGTATTGCATGAGGTTAGATATAATGGACAACGATCCAGTGCGTTTGATTGAGACACGAAGTACTGCACCTCGCAAGGTCACATGGACTCGTGAACAAGTAGTACTGTTTCTGGATACAGCATATGGTAACTTCAAGTGGCGTAGCATTGGGTTGATCGTACACATGTCCTACGAGTGGGCGCAGCGTGTTGGTGATATGCGTATGCTAACTTGGAATCACATTAACTTTGATGCAAAGCGTGTTGATTTAACACAAAGTAAACGTGGCGCTGATGTACACCTACCTATACCTAGTGACCTACTCACTATGCTCAAACAACAGAGTCAGGACTTTGGGTTTCAAGATTATGTAGCACCAAAGACTAAGCCAGTGGCAGGTGCATATGTACCTTACCCAATTGATCACATTGATACAGCTATCAACGAAGTCAAACAAGAAGCAGGGCTACCCAAAGAAATAACTGCTATGGATCTACGCAGGACTGCTATCACTGAGATGGTAGAAGGTGACGCTGACCTGGCTCAGATCATGCAAGTCAGTGGTCACAGGAATCCTGAGTCAGTCAAGCCATACCTGGTCAACACATTTAGTGGTGCAAGTAATGCGTTAGCTAAGAGGAATAAGACATGAATGTAAACATTAAGAACTACTTGGAATCGCTTGATTTAAAAGAAGAATATAAACACAGAGGTGACTGCCCTAAGTGCAAAGGTAAGAACACATTCACTGCTATACGAGATGGTAGTGTGCTGCTCTACAACTGTTACAAGCTTGACTGTAACACCAAAGGTGTTGTGTCATCAGGTATGACAGCTTATGAAATACAGCGTAGGTTAAACCCTCAAGATGAACCTGAGTCAGAGCATGAGATATTCACTTGGCCTGAGTATGTAGTAACACCTACTGCAGAACATAGAGATCACGAAAGGTTTATAGGTAGGTGGGGTTTGTACGGTGAGGACTTGATGTACGATGTAATGGATGGACGTGTAGTGTTTCCTATCTATGATAGAGGCAAATTAGTAGGAGCTATAGGTAGATGTACATCTTACTCAGGGCAAGTTAAGTGGAAGCGTTACGATAGGACACCTACTGTATTTACTCGTGTCGTAGGTAAGCCTAGTGGTGTCGTAATGATAGTAGAAGATGTTATCAGTGCAACTGTAGCAGCTAAACTATTCCCTGGATTAACAGGCTTGGCTATACTTGGTACATCATTTAGTGTGTCTAATATGCAACACTTAGATAATTTCTACAAGGTTATCGTAGCGTTAGACCCTGACGCTGCACATAAAACCTTGCAATACAAGAGGGAGATAGAAGCATACACAGGGTTAGAAACTATAGCGTTAAGACTTTACGATGACATCAAATATAAAGTAGAGGCAGATATAGCCAAGCTAGAGGAGATCCTATGAATGAAGAAGAGCAGCTAAAGTTATTTGATTTTGATGAAGAAGAGCAGGTCTATAATGATGGGCTTGAATGTAATAAGTGCGGCATCACTCAGCCTCACGCTAATTTTACTAGTATAATATATGCGTCAGGAGTTATTGAATATAAAAGAATATGTAAGTCTTGTATTAAAGGACACTCAGCAGTAATTAAAACTCTTAAGAATCAGAATGCTTATCCTGATAAGGACTACTGCTGTCCTATATGTAATAGAGATATAACAATACTAGGGAGGAAGAAACAAAAGAAGTTAAAGTCATGGGTACTAGATCATTGCCACGACACCAACACATTTAGAGGGTGGTTGTGTCATCATTGCAACACTGGTTTAGGATCTTTCAACGACAGCCTTGAACGACTAGAAGAAGCCGTTAAATACATTAAGAAACACAAGGAGACAAACTAATGACACCAAGTGAAGAAGCAGAGCTAGAAGCAAAGCTAACATACGAAGCGTTTATCAAGTGGGTTAAGGTTACCTTCTACTGGATAATGGCAATGCTAGTAGTACTAGCGTACTTTAACTTTGGAGTAGATAACAAAACAGGTAGCCAGTACAAAGGTGCAGTATACGCACCCAAGAATGTAGGAGACAAGTAATGCAACCAAAGAATGTACCATGCCATATCCGTATCAAGGTAGAGCCAACACAGCAGCAGAATGGTAGAGCCTGTCGTTTACACGGCAAAGACTTTAAGAGTATAGCTGATGCAGCGAGACACTGGAATGTGAACTACTCGTGGGCAGCAGAACAAGTTAGTAAAGGATGGAACAAAGAAGGCTTCCCTCAAAAGTATAGGAAGAGTTATGTCTAAGACAGCAATAATAGATGAGCGTGTACCGTTAGGAAAAGTATACGTTGACTTGACAGTAGATGAAGTGTTAGAGGCATGTAAGAGGTATGCATCAGACAAAGCATTTGATGAGGAGTTAGACAAAGTTTATAACAAAGATAAAAGTTTTGATTGAGAGAGGAGATACACATGATGGAACTAGCATTGATCCACACTATGTTGGACAAAGAGTTCTACGATAATCACAAGGGCATACGTTGTCCTGATAAGATATTCAGTAAGGATGCGCGTAAGATTAAGCATACCTTAGATTATGCTATGAGTACTTACGACAAGAGTCTTACACCTACTGAGTTAGAGGCTTTGTTTGAAGCTAACAACAGGAGTATGACTACTGCTAACAAACAAGTGTATCGTGAGTTGTTTAGAAAGATAGCACGAGAGAAGCCTCTCAGTAATGAGATAGCTACGGATGTACTGTCTAAGCTATTCCAACAAGTAGTAGGTGAAGAGATTGCTAACCTAGGTTTTGATTACGTTAACGGAACAAAAGAAAGCTTAGAACCTTTACGAAATCTATTGATTGACTATCAAGATGACTTCATGCCTAACCTTAAGATAGAGTGGGATGATACAAGTATTGATACGTTACTCAAAGCTAACGACATACAGTCACAATGGAAGTGGAACATACCTACGCTTAGACGTAAAACAGAGGGCATCAGTGCAGGACACTTGGTTGTTGTAGGTGCTAGACCTAACACAGGTAAGACTAGCTTTCACGCTAGTACAATAGCTGCACCTGATGGCTTTGCTTCACAGGGTGCTAAGTGTATGGTGCTATGTAATGAAGAAAGTTATGAACGTGTAGGTGCAAGATACCTTAGTGCCGCTACAAGTATGAGCATGGATGAAGTCAAGACTAACATGGCAGTAGCAGCGTTACGTTACAATCCTATAGAGAAGAATGTGTTTATCAAGGACAGCACAGGTAAAGACATGGCATGGGTTGAGGCTATCATCAAAGCATACGAGCCTGACATTGTAGTGCTTGATATGGGTGACAAGTTTGCTAACAAGACAAGTGACAAGTCTGACATCTATCTGAAGGAAGCAGCCATACACGCGCGTAACATAGCCAAGCAACACAAGTGTGCAATCATATGGATGTCACAGTTGAGTGCAGCAGCAGAAGGTTTGGTACATCCTGATCAGTCAATGCTTGAAGGTAGTAAGACAGGCAAGGCGGCAGAGGCAGACCTAATGATTCTCATATCAAAGAACAAGGTGGTGGAAGGACAAGATGAAGAGGAAAGCAGTCAAAGACATTTGTGTATAGCTAAGAACAAACTCAAGGGTGGATGGCATGGAACTGTACACTGTGAGCTTGATGGTGATAGGAGTCAGTACTTACCATGAGACTTGTAGTTGATGTAGAAAACACAATCACTAAACGAGAGAAGAAGAACATTCTTGATCCGTTTGAACCTGGACTTGAGCTTGTGCAAGTAGGTATGCAGAATGTAGACAACCCTGATGAGACATACCTATTCACTCTTAATCATAAGGAAGATCAAGATGTGGGCGGATCAAGAGCTAAGAACATTCAGCTTATACTGGATAACACAACACTCTTGATTATGCACAACGCACAGCATGACTTGATGTGGCTGTGGGAATCAGGCTTCAAGTATGATGGTGACATCTATGACACGATGTTAGCTGAGTACCTGTTACAACGTGGGCAGAAAGAACCTATAAGCTTAGAAGCTTGCGCTGAACGTAGGGAGTTAAACTACCAAAAGCAAGACACTCTTAAAGAGTATTACAAGAAAGGATACAACACCAATGAGATACCTTTACAAGAGCTTCTTTTTTATCTTAGGAGTGACCTCAACATTACTCGTGAGTTGTACCTTGCCTTGGAACAAGACTACTCCCAACCAGATTCAGAGTCCTTACATAAAGTTAGAGACATTACCTTCCGTACCTGTAAAGCCCTCACAAGAATGTATATGTCAGGAATCCGTGTGGACAGAAGTGCCCTTCAAGAAGTCCGACTAGAGTTTGAGAAAGAGAAAGCTGAGATAGAAGATAGATTACAACGTAAGACTCGTGAGCTTATGGGTGACACACCTATCAATCTCAATAGCCCAGAGCAAGCATCTCAAGTTATATTTAGTAGACGTATACACAACAAGAAAGAATGGGCTGACTTGTTTGACTACACTGAAACAAAGAAAGAGTTTGAAGAAGCTATAGAAGCAAACAGTTCTGTTATTAGAAAGACTAAAGCATCTACTTGTCCTGATTGTAATGGGCGTGGCTTAGTACACAAGCTGCGTAAAGATGGTACACTTTACAAGCTACCAACTAAATGTAAAGACTGTGATGGCAGAGGCTATCTACTAACTAAAACTAAAGAGGTAGCAGGGTTATGTTTCTCTGCACCAAGTAAGAAATGGATAAGTGCAAATGGTTTCAGTACTAGTAAGGGCAACCTTGAAAGTCTTATGGCTACCGCTACAAGCAATGGTATGGAGTCTGCTCTTAGTTTCCTTACTGATCTTAAGCGCCTCTCTGCTATTAGCAGTTACCTTAGCAGCTTCGTGGATGGTATCAACATATATACAAAGCCCAACGGATTCCTACACGTTAACCTTACCCAAAGTGTTACCAGTACAGGTAGATTTTCTGGACGCAATCCCAACATGCAAAACATGCCAAGAGGAGGGACATTCCCAGTGAAGCGTGTGTTCATATCACGATGGGAGGGTGGACAGATTATGGAATGTGACTTTGCCCAGTTGGAGTTCAGAGTTGCTGCATTCCTCTCACAGGACAGCACAGCCATGCAGGAGATAGATACAGGGTTTGATGTGCACTCCTACACTGCGAAGGTTATCAGTGATGCAGGGCAGCCTACAGGACGCCAAGAAGCTAAGGAACATACCTTCGCCCCTCTCTTCGGGGCTACAGGGTATGGTAGATCCAAGGCTGTAGCTGCGTACTACAAACACTTTACTGAGAAGTATGAGGGTGTAGCTGCGTGGCATGAAGAGCTAGGAGATGAGGCTGTACGCTTTGAAAAGATTACTAACAAAAGCGGAAGACAGTACGCATTTCCTGGTGTTACCCGAAGAGCAAATGGTAGTGTGTCACACTTCACTATGATAAAGAACTACCCTGTCCAAGGCTTTGCTACAGGTGACATCGTACCTGTTGTACTACTAGAGTTTGAGCGATTGCTTGAGCCTCTACAATCATGCTTAGTCAATACTGTACACGATTCTATGGTGATAGATGTACACCCTGACGAAGTAAAAAAAGTCTTGACTATTGTTGAGACTATCAATGCTAATCTAAACTGTGTTATAAAAGACGCATACGATGTAGAAATGAACGTGCCTTTATTATTAGAAGCTAAAATAGGAAAGAATTGGCTTGACACAGTTGACGTTTAGAGTATAACTAATCATCTTTAACTTTTATAGGAAGTAAGTAAAACAATGAATACAGAACTAGCGATACAAAACGATTTAGGTATGTCTCTTGCAGAGGCAGTAGGTGTAACTCCTCAAAGCGGTGAAAGAAAGACGGCTGCTTTACCTAGAGTAAACCTCATGCACACTGGTATCATGGGTAATATTGATGTTAACGGAAAGTCTATTAAGACTGAGGTTGTACCATCAGGATCATTTAAGATTACCAGAGGTGAAGACGATGTTGTTTATGCAACTAGTCCTAGCATACGCATCTTTGCAATTAGGCAGCAATTCTCTAAGTGGGATTCCAAAGAAGAGGTAATGAATAAGACAGTAATGTCTAATGATCTTAAGGGTGACCTGAAAGATAACTTAGGTACATTTAATCTTGGTAGACCATCAGGTTATATTCAAGATTGGGATAGCGTACCTGATAAGACTAAGGATCTGATTCGCAGTATCAAGCGTAAGAAGATTCTCTTTGGTCAACTAACTGCAGCAGGTGTTACTGATGAAGCAGGTAATGTAGTGGATGCAATCACTGATATGCCTTTCTATTTTGAAGTGCCTACCTCAAGCATACAGTCTTTGGACTCTGCAGTTAATGCATTAGGACGTAAGAATATCTTACCTATCCAGTGTAACTTTAAGCTAGGTCACAAACCTGGTGGAGAGACTTGGGTTACTCTAACATTAGAGTACGATGGTAAAGTAGAGCTACAGCCAGAGGATCAGGAAACTCTACATAACTTCTTAGCGTACATCACTACTCAAAATGAATACATCTTAAATGAGTGGGCTGAAAAGAATAAAGAGTCTATCTCTGATGACGATGCTGCTATTGTAGCAGAGTTTGTTAATGTAGAAGAGGCAGAGTAATGAATCACCCTGCTGAACTAGCTGTCTTTAATTACCTTGGCAAAGCTGTTAAGGGTGAGACAGATATGGCTGAAGACATACGTAAGCAAGTCGCTGCTGATGTTGAGGCTGCATTAGAGAAGCAGTTCAGCAGTGGGCCTCGTGACAAGTTTAGATTAAGGATGTCCAACATTGGGCGTCCTACTTGTCAGCTATGGTTTGAGAAGAATGACCCTGAAGATAAGAAACCACTACCTCCACACTTCCTAATGAATATGATTATAGGAGACATTGTGGAGGCGGTGTTCAAAGGTCTTCTTCGTGCTGCTGATGTAGACTTCAAAGACAATGATAGTGTTACCCTTAAGCTAAAGGATGGTACAGAGGTAAGGGGTGAGTACGACATGGTACTTGATGGTAAGGTAGATGACGTTAAGTCAGCATCACCTTGGTCATACGTAAACAAGTTCTCTAGCCTTGAAAGTCTAGCTAAGAGCGATAGCTTCGGATATGTATCTCAACTTGTTGGGTACGCTAAGGCTGCTGAGTTAGACGTTGGTGGTTGGTGGGTAGTCAACAAGGCTAATGGTGAGTTCAAATATGTGGACGCAAGCTCCGTAGATGAGTCTACAGTTATGCAAGAGATTGAAGAGACAGTAGAGTACATCAATGAGGATAAACCTTTTGAGCGTTGCTTTGAAGCAATACCTGAGACTTACTTCCGTAAACCTACGGGTAACATGGTATTAGGTACAGAGTGTGGCTTCTGCTCATACAAACATAAGTGTTGGCCTAACTTAAAAGAACTACCATCAAAGGCTTACAAGGGTAAAAAGACACCACCAATGGTAGACTACATACTGTTGAGTCCTGAGTATGCGGAAGCACATTAAAGGTAGGTATCGCAGTGGATTGGAGAAAGAAGTTGCTGCGTACTTACGTAAGACACAGAAGAAAGTCAGGTACGAAGTACTTAAAGTAGAGTGGGAAGATTTACGTTATCGCACCTACACACCAGACTTTGTGTTAGACAACGGTATTATCATTGAGACTAAAGGTATCTTTGATAGTGACGATAGACGTAAGCATCGTGAGATACAGAGACAGCACCCTGAGTTAGATATACGTTTTGTGTTTAGTAATGCAAAAGCTAAGTTGTATAAGGGTGCAAAGTCTAGATACTTTAATTGGTGTGAGCAGCATAAGTTTCAGTGGGCTAATCGTGTTATACCCGAAGAGTGGCTGAAAGAAAAAGGTAAAGAGATTAAAGTTAAAAAGATAGAATTAAAAACAAAAAGGAAAGACTAATGGGCCATGACTTAAGAGATGATGAGATAGCTATAGTAATAAGCCCTTTTAATTATGAAGTACCTTCTGAATGGCAGGGTGATATAAATGTAGGTCTAGTAATCTCACCTGATAATGAGATACCTGAAGATATTATGACTAGGGTTGTAGGCATAGCTACTTTGATGTCGGCATTCTTAGATGTAGCTGCTGACAATCCTGAGATACATGATATAGTTGAAGAGCATAGAAATTATCTAATGAAGTTAGAAGAGGAAGAGAAACCTGTTGTAACTAGAGATGGTAATGTATATACACTTGATATATGGACAAAAACAAAGGGCAACGCATGATAACAGATACAACAATTACACTAACAGGTGACACTACTTTTGATCACAGTTCTGACCCAGTAAAAAAACCAATACACTACAATCAAGGTGACATAGAATGTATAGATGCCATTCGTGCCATGACTAAAAATATGGGTGGTACATCTGCTTACATGTCAGGTAATGTAATGAAGTATGTATGGCGTCACGAATATAAAGGAGGCTTAGAAGACTTAGAGAAAGCTCAAGTATATCTTGGATGGCTTATAGATAATTATAAGGAGATACATAAGTGATTACACAGGATGACATTGATGCTTTCATGCCACCTAAACCACACGAAAAGGTAGGTGACTTTATTAGAGCATTCAGTGGTTCACTAGATCCAAGGTTATGGATAAAGCTTATTGATGAAGAGATGCATGAGCTATCACAAGAACCTATAGGTACTGAGAATCACCTGAAAGAACTTTGTGATTTGATGTATGTATCTACAGGCTTATCTCTCACATCACCAGAGCACATAGGTATGTTACTTCGTGAGACAGAAAGAAAGGCTGTGCTTAAACAACAAGAGAAGGTCAGTCAAGAGTTAGACAGAGGCTTAGGTTTTTATGGTGATGATGTATTCATGGAAGCGTTTGCACGAGTACATGATAGCAACATGTCTAAGCTAGACTCAAATGGCAACCCTCTTCTTAGGGAAGACGGCAAAGTAATGAAGGGGCCAAACTATAAGAAGCCTAACCTTACAGATTTAATGAGTAAGAGAAATGCAGTTTAATATAAAAATGACAGTAGATATAGATGAAGAGGAAAGTATACTTCCTGTAGTAGAAGATATGTATGAAGAGGCCGTTGCTGAACTATTTAAAGATATAGTCTACGATATTGATAGTGCAGTAATTAAAAAGATAGAGGTGAAAAAAATATGAATAACTACTTACCAACCGACTACCAAAGTTTTATACACAAATCACGTTACGCTAAATACATTGATGGCAAAGGCAGAGAGTCTTGGTCTGAGACAGTAGATCGTTACATAGAAAATGTTGTAGGCAACAAAGTAGATGCAGATACTAAAGATGAAATAATGTTTGCTATACTTAACTTAGAGATCATGCCTAGCATGAGAGCTATGATGACAGCAGGAGCAGCACTTGAGAGAGATAATACTGCAGGGTATAACTGTAGTTACTTACCCGTAGACGATCCTAAGTCCTTTGATGAGGCTATGTACATCCTCCTCTGTGGTACTGGTGTCGGCTTCAGCGTTGAGAGACAATTCATTAGCAAGCTTCCCGAAGTACCTGAACTGTTCCAAAGTGATACTACCGTTGTGGTAAAGGACAGCAAGGAGGGGTGGGCTAAGGCGTTTAGACAAGTGTTAGCTCTCTTATGGGCAGGTGAAATTCCTAAGTGGGATGTTACCAGAGTACGCCCTGCAGGTGCAAGACTAAAAACATTCGGTGGTAGAGCTAGTGGCCCTGCTCCTTTGATTGAGCTATTCAACTTTGCAGTTAAAACATTCAAGGATGCTCAAGGACGTAGGCTATCTAGCTTAGAGTGCCATGACCTAATGTGTTTCATTGGTCAGATAGTTGTTGTTGGTGGTGTTAGACGTAGTGCTATGATTAGTTTGTCTAACCTTAGTGATGATCGTATGCGCTACGCTAAGTCTGGACAGTGGTATGATAATGCAGGACATCGTGCCTTAGCTAACAACAGTGTATCTTATACAGAGAAACCTGACTCAGAAACATTCATGCGTGAATGGCTATCTCTAGTAGAAAGCAAGTCAGGTGAGAGAGGAGTATTTAATCGTGAGGCATCTAAGAAACAAGCTGCAAAGTTTGGCAGACGTGATCCTAACTTTGAGTTTGGAACTAATCCTTGTAGTGAGATTATTCTTAGGCCGTACCAGTTCTGCAATCTTACTGAAGTGGTGGTTAGGGCTACAGATAACGTGGATTCTTTGGAAAGAAAAGTTAGACTTGCTACTATCTTGGGTACAATCCAATCAACGTACACCAAATTTCCATACTTGCGTAAGGTGTGGACAACGAATACAGAAGAAGAGCGTTTGTTGGGTGTGTCACTCACAGGGATAATGGATAACCCTATTATGACATCAGCAAACAAAGGATTGGAGAAGACTCTTGAACATCTACGAGAAACTGCTGTTAATACTAATGCTGATTGGTCTGACCGCCTTGGCATTCCACAATCAGCAGCAATTACCTGTGTAAAACCTAGCGGTACTGTTTCACAACTAGTTGACTCAGCGTCAGGTATACACGCTAGACATGCACTGCATTATATTAGGACTGTTCGTGGTGATAACAAAGATCCACTAACACAGATGATGAAGGATCAGCGCATACCTAATGCACCTTGTGTGATGAAGCCTGACACTACTACAGTATTTAGCTTCCCACAGAAGTCACCCAATAAAGCTGTAACTCGTAACGACATGTCAGCCATTGAACAGTTGGAGACATGGTTAACCTATCAAAGACATTGGTGTGAGCATAAACCCTCTGTAACAGTGACAGTTCGTTCTGATGAATGGATGGAAGTAGGTGCATTTGTTTATAAATACTTTGATGAAATGAGTGGTGTGTCTTTTCTGCCACACTCTGATCATACTTATCAGCAAGCACCCTATCAAGATTGTACAAAGGATGACTACAAAAAACTATCAGCTATAATGCCTAAGAGTATTGACTGGTCTAAACTTAGTGAGTATGAACAAGAAGATAACACAGTCGCTATGCAGACTATGGCTTGTACTGGTGATGTGTGCGAAATGGTAGACATAGTTTAATTATTATGATATTATAAACTTGTAATAGAAAGGAAACAACATGCAAGTATTTGGAATTTTAATAGCCTTAATTGTAGGACTAGAATTGTTTGAGAAATATGACAATGCCTCAGATAATGTAGACACCACA